AAGCAACAGCAAACTCTAGTGGATGATTTGCTTTTAGATAGGCACACCAATAACTAATCATAGCATAACTGATAGCATGGGATTTATTAAATGCCCAGGAACCAAAAGTACACATGTGTTCCCAAATATTTCTGGCTTCTTTTTCTTCTATACCATTATCTTTTGCACCTTCTTTAAATAATTCCCAATACTGATTAAAGAATTCTTCACCAAGAGATTGGCTCATTGCACCACGAAGAGCAGAAGTATCAGCCCAACTTAATTTTCCAACATTTCTAGCAATTTGCATAACTTGTTCCTGAAAAATAATAACACCATAACTATCAGCAGTCCATTCTTTACATTTTTCATGAAGATATGTTATAGGTTCTTCACCTGTTCTTCTTTTTATAAATTCAGTTGTACCACCACAGTGTAAAGGTCCTGGACGAGCCAATGTAGTAATATAGGCAATATCTAAAAATTTATTAATACTCATTTGTTTGCATAAACTTTGAAGAGCATATCCTTCAAACTGAAAGATACCAGCAAACTTCTCTTTATTAAATATGTCAAATGTTTTTTTATCTTCTAAATTGAGATTTAACAAATAACTTCTTTCTTTTCCTATTTCATTTAAGCAATCTTCAAGGATAGATAAAGTTCTTAATCCCAAAGCATCTATTTTTAAAATATTTAATGCTTCTGCGTCTTTCTTTTCAATTTGTGCAACTCCATCTTTATTTACTGAACAAAAGTTTTGGACTGGGTCATTTAAAACAATAATTCCAGCAGCATGCTTACCAGAGTGTCTGGCGTGATTTTCAATATCTTCAGCAACCTTTAATCCTGGATATTTCTGTATCATCTTTTTACCAATATCTAAAGTTTCAAAAGTATCTTTAATACAAAAAGAAGTTCGTGCATCACCAGAACTTCTTTCAATAATAGATTTTTTTAAATCATCTATTTCCCATAAAGGTATTCTCAATGATTTACTGACTTCTGTTAATGCTGATTTAGGTTTTAATCTTGATACAGTTCCAATACGAGCAACACATTCTTTACCATATTTTTCTTTTAATCTATCAATAACTGATTCTCTTTTAGAGTCTGGAAAGTCAATATCAATATCAGGCAAATCTAATCTATTAACATCAATAAATCTTTCAAACATTAAATTATGTTTGATTGGATCTACATCAGTAATATCTAATAAGTAGCAAACTAAACTTCCAGCTGAACTTCCTCTTGCTGGTCCAACTAACATTTTCGTTTTGGCATCACTAACCATATCAGAGATAACATAGAAATAATCTTCAAAGTCTTTTTCTTTAATTAATTTCAATTCTAATTGTAATCTTTTTCCATAGATTGGATCGCTTAAATCAACATTTTTCTTTTTAGCATTTATAAAACAAATTTGCTCCAATGTCATTGTAGGTTTATATTTTACATTTGTTGCAACTGGTAAGTCAAATTCTTCTATTTCATTAGCAATATCTTCACTAATTTTATAAGCCGAACCATTAATCATAGGCATTGCTGTTTTTAGTTCCCATTCATTAGCAATATACTGAATGGTTGTTCTAGTGTATCTGTTTCTTTCTCCAACTAAAATTTCATAAATACCTTTATGTTCTGGTCGTGGATAATAATTATCTGAACAAGCAGCAATAGGCAAATTAGTGTCTTTGCTAACTTGATTGATTTTCCTTAACCAACTTGGTGAACGAGGACTTGCTTCAAGATAAAAATTCTTTAAACCTTTGAATAAACTAATTTGTGGATTAGCACCAGAAAGTAGGATAACATCATCATTACAAAAGTCTAATAATTTTACATAATCTATTCTTGGTTCATAATAAAAGAAGTCATTTGAATGAGTTGATAGTTCATATATATTTTTAACACCTTGTTTATTTCTTGCAATCATCGTCATATAATTTGTAGGTTGTTTAGTTTTTTCTTCAGCATTCATAACAACTGCAAATTCCATACCAAAAATTGGTTTCTTATTTTGTTTCTTACATTCTTTTTTAAATTTTACCCAACCCCAAGTACCAGAATCTGCAATACCAAGTGCATTACCTTTTGTTTTAGCAACAACATCTTCAAGTCTTCCATATGCTTTTCTAAAACTATATTCAGTTCTTACTTTTAAATTTATCATATTAAGAATTTTTCTCTCATCCATTTAATATATCTTACTAATGCTTTAACATCACTCATTGCTCTGTGTGCTTTATGCTTTTCTTCAAAGGCATGGTGGTATAAATCTATTAATCTTAATGAACGAGGTGCATCTTCAGATTGTAATAAAGGTCTACTTAATTCTACTGTACACATTTGTTCAGGAGGAAATGGAAATTTAGTTTCATAGCCAAGTCTTTTAAGTTCAAAGTTCAACATTGTAATATCAAAGGGACAATTATGTGCATAAACTTCTCTTTCACCTAAAAAGAAATCACATATTTTAGAATAAACTCCAGCAAATGGTGGTTTATCTTTTACATCTTCATCACCAATATTATTAACTGCACTTGCACTTGGAGGTATATTCATCTCAGGATTGATTAAAGTTTCATATCTATCAATTTCCTTTAAATCAAAATCTAATTTGACTAAAGCAATTTCAATAATTTTAGGTTGATTGTCTAATGGTGCTGTTTCTGGTAGAGGAAGTCCTGTTGTTTCTGTATCAAATACTATCACTTTAAATCTCCTCTTGAATATTTTCTAAGGTTTTCTTCATAATTAGAATCTGATGTAAATTTCTTTAAAGTTTTATCTGGTAGTATTGGTGCTTTAGCAGTGCCATCTTTTCGTAGTGCTTTACAGTCTTTTTGATATTGCTCTTCTTGGTTTTTTTCTTCCATTTTATCTAAATCTAATCTATCTTGTAGTCTATAATAATTATCAAGTTCTTGTTGAATGAAAGCATACACACCTAAATCATGTATAGAATCAGTATGTCCACATTTTTGTTCAAAGCTATTAGCATATCTACATAGTTTTCCTACAATAGCTGATATGCCACCATAACGATTGAAATCACCTTCAGACTGTAAGAATATACCTTCTGGAAATAATACTTTCATTACTTCTCCAAATCTATAATAATTTTTACCATAGACTTTGTTTCGTTCTTTGTAAGTTTTTATTGCTTCTTCTAAAAACTCTAATGCTGTTTTTTCACCTTGGTATTGTGCCATTTGTTCTCTATGATCTCCTTTGTTTTATTAATTGTATGTGTTTTTATACTTTTTTCTGTACTTATAATTGTTAAAATATCTACACCATTATATGATTTTGCATAAGCATTTTGACTAACAGCGAAACTTGTTCCACTTGCAAGAAAAGCAAATTCAGAACAACCTGTGGTCATTAGCATTAGTAAAATCATGAAGAATTTATTTGTGTTTGTCATAATCATCATCTCCATCTCTAGCGTGCAAACAAACAATACCTTTTGACCTAAACAAATTGGCTATGGTAAGTCTATCATCTATTGCTAAATGTATTTTTTGTTTTTTTACTTCTATTAAATCTTTTATGAAATCTGCTTTGACATCTTTGTCCGATCGTAAATCATCATGTCCTCGCATATAAATATCTATGAATGGGACTTTATATTTGTTAAGCCACATTTTTGTTTGTTTGTAATAATCTATTGGTCTTGCAGTAAATATATATATATTAGCACCAAAGCTATGTAAAGCCTGAATCATATCTAATATGGGTATAATTGGTTTGTCTTCAAGACATTGACCATTAAATTTATCCCAATTTCTAGTTTTTAAATGTGCAAGTCTATGTGAATAATCACACAGAGTGCCATCTAGGTCTGTCACTATATTTATTGCCATAATTTCGTTCTACTTATTCATTAATTGCCTTCTAACGACTCTTCTCTACTATACCATTCAATCAAACTTTTATGCCTTTGGTAATCCTGTTCATTTAAGAACTGGTGTTTACCACTGGCATATTTTACTAGAGTTGCAGGTTGATGTTGTGTTTCGTGTACTCCCTGTGGGAGTTTTACAACATCACTAACTTTCTCTTGATGAATGTGTTTTGTTTCATCTTTTAGTGCCATTTGGTTTATCCTCCTTAAATTGTTCCTTATTTAAACTCCTATACATGCTAGGAGCCGACCATTCTGTTGGTTCTAGGAAAGGTTTTGCCCAAGGATGAACTTTAACAACTTCAGCAACCATTAGTTTAAAAACCTCTCTCATCTCGTGCTGTGCTCTAGGTGATAATCTAGATTTAGCAGTTTCATGAAGAGTTCTTAAATTAAATTTTGCAACAATTTTGGTACATACATTTGTTGGTAATATACCACGAGCATCTTCTGCAGGGATTCCTAATTTCAATAAACCTTTATATGATTTATTAATAATTTTCATTGTTGCATCAAATAATGCTTTGGCTTCTGTATATTCTGGTGCAGTATATCGTTCTGGTGTCACATACTGAAAGTCAGTTTTATCAACAACTCTTAAAGATTGCTGAGCATAACTTGCATTACGAGTTCTAACAAACTGATGAGTAAAACCTCTACTTACACCAGATATTAAAAAAGTATAATCTATAAATTCCCAACTTGATTTAATAGTTTTTAACATATAATCTAATTCCTCTTGCTTCTTTTTTTCTGGCCAAGATGCTACATCACCATAACTATC